GGTGATACCAGCCCTTGATGCCGGGCACCTCGACGATACCTTCGCGCAGGTCGATGCCGTCGATGTCGGCGCGGCGCAGGAACAGCGGCTTGGCCGGGGCCACGGTTTCCGGCGGGCCTGCGTCCTTGCGGCCGGTCAGCTCCAGCGTGCCGCCCGCGGTGCGGTGCAGGCGCAGGGCGCTGGCGCGATGTGTGCGCAGGCGGCCGTCGTCGCCGCCGTCGGGCTGGCCGGTGACGATGTCCAGCGTCTCGAACCGCTGCAGGGCGGTGGCGTCCAGGCCGACGATGGCGCTGGTGACAGCGCGCGGCAGGGTGACGGTGCCCGCGCCGGACACGGTCAGGCCGGTGACGGCGCCGTATTCGGTCCAGGCGGTGACGGTCCGGCCGATCAGGTGCGACAGCCCGGGAATGACGGTGGCGGCGGCGCCGGTCCAGCGGATGGCGCAGAACTGGTGCCACGCCTCGCGCGGGTCGCGGTCGCTGCCGTCCAGGTCGACGAAGATGTCCTCCATCCGCTCGATGAAGTGTTCGGTCGTGCCGTTCACGGTGCGGCGGACGCACAGCCAGAGGTGCTGGGACGTGCCGTCGTCCGACGGCATGACCTCGCCATCGGTCACGATGCCGCCTGCAAGGTCGTGCAGGTGGAAGCCGATGGCCTGCTGGGCGGGGACGTAGGTCATGCCCGCAAGCTGGCCGTCCTCCAGCACCGCCCAGACGATTTCGACGGGCCGGGTCTGGCGCAGCAGGCGGCGGACCCGGCCACCCAGGATGTGGCGGCAGAGCAGCGTCAGGTTCTGCGCGTCGAAGCGGCCGGTCTGGCCGTCGATCGACAGCGCGTAAAGCCGGGTGCCGCTGGGGTCGGCAAAGACCGGGTTGCCGTCGATCACCAGCGGCGGCACGGCCGAGGCGCCCTGGCGAGACACGCTGTCGAACCGCGCGGTGTCACGGGCAAAGGCGCGGTCGGCATCGGCGGCGCGGCCGACGACCTGGTCGGCGGCGGTGCCGATATAGAGGATGTCGGACGCCGCGGCGATCGACCGGATTTCGCCGACGGCGCGCGGCGGGCTGACCAGCGTGTAGCTGAAACCGTCGTCGTCGTTGGCCCCGGTCGTGAAATCGGTCGTGCCGCCGATCACGCCCGCCCAGATGGTGCGCGGCTCGGACAGGGTGCCGCCGTAAATGTGGCGCTGCTCGAAGGCGCCGATGGCGGCGGGATAGCCGCGGGTGGCGGACCATGCGGCTTCGGCCCAGCGATAGCTGGGGCGGGTCAGAAGGCCGTCGGGCAGGCGCTTGACCACGGTGCCGGTGACCACGGTGGCGCTGGTCAGGCCGGTGATGCGGACGATGCCGTTGCCGTCGTGCAGCGCGCGCCAGACCGGGCCGCCCTTTTCCGACAGCCATAGGCCTTCGTCATGGGTCGGCGGGTTGACACCCGACTGGCCGGTGCGGGTGGCATCGGGCACGAAGCCCGACACCTCGACCGTCACATCGGCCGGGGCGGGCAGGTAGCGGCGTTCGCCGATTTTGTGCAGGGTGGTCGCCGTCCAGGCCGGAACCGGGCCGGAATTGCCGTTGGCGATCCAGGTCCACTGCACCTGGCCGTCATCGGCGACCGTCGGCGGCGCGCCCGGCGTGACCGCGGGCGCGGCGGTGCCGGTGCGGCCGGTCTGGCCGTCGAACCCCGCCACCTGGTAGGCGCGTGTGCCGTAGTAGACCCGCTCGCCAAGCGCGACAGTCACGTCTGCGGTCCAGTAGGGGGTGGCCGAGGTGTCGATCTCGAAAATCTGGAACAGGGTGCCGACATGCGCGGCGGTGAAGATCGCGGCGCTGGCGGTGATCGTGACGGCCCCGGTCAGGGCGTTGACCGTGACCTCGCGGGCGGCGTCGATGTTGCGCGGGGCAAAGGGGCCTCCGGTAAAGACGGTTTCCGCCAGCGTCCAGTTGTCCAGCGCGAACCGGCTGAGCGTGCGGGGCGGCAGGTCGCCTTCGGTCAGGTAGATGCGGTCGGACGATTGCAGCGACTGCAGGCGGGCCAGCTGGGCCGTGCTGTAGGGCTGGTCGATTTCATAGGGCAGCCCGGCCGACAGGACCGGCGTGCCGTTCCGCCAGAAGCGCAGCTTTCCGGCGGTCCATTCCAGCAGGACGGTGTCGACGTCGCGGAAGGCGAAGCCGATCAGGCGCGCCTCGGCGCCATTGCGCGCCTTGCCCATGAACCGGGTGCCGGGCAGGCGGGTGACCGGGCCTTCGGGCAGGCAGATGAACCCGCGGCAAGCCCGCGCGCCGTTGACGAAGCGGACAAAGTCGCGGCGGCCGTGCATCAGCCCGGACAGTTCGCCCGAGGCGGCCGACACGGTGGCGGGCGAGGCGCGCACCATCAGAGCCAGCCCGTGCCGCGCAGGGCATCAAGCCAGGGGCCGTCGGCATAGGCGGGGTCTTCGGTGCGTTCGGCGGCCTCGATCCGCTCGGCCTCGATCATGGTCCGGCGCAGTTCTTCCGCCATGGCGTCGGCCCGGTTGATCGACCGGGCGTAGATCATGGCGAATTCGGCGGCGAGCGCGAACTGGACGGCGCGGGTGAACACCGGCGGGAACAGCGCCGGGTTGAAACGGTCGGCGGTGAAGACGATCTGCACGGCGGGCAGGTCTTCGGTGAACACCACTTCCTCGCGGACATGGCGCAGCAGGCACGGGCCGTCCCAGACGCCGCGGATGCGGATGCAGTCGGGCGGCGTGGCCCAGGCCTTGGGAAACCCGTAGGGGGTGGCGTCGGCGACCACGGCCACGCCGGGCAGGCGGCGGCGGGCAAAGCGCCAGTCGATCGCCTCCAGCACGGTGCGGCGGGCGATGTCATAGCGCAGGCGCGCCTCGCGCGCCTCGTCGCTGCCGTCCTCCAGGCTCGTGAAGCGGTTGCGCGCCTCGGCCAGGGCGAGCGCGCGCTGGCAGATGACGGTGGCGCTTTCGGCCTGGAGGATCGACATGGCGGCGGGACCTTCCGCCGTCAGACGTGGTTGGCGTACTGGACGAAGAAGTTGAGCGTGCCCGCGCCGGTGGCATCGGCCTCGGCCACGGCCGCGACTTCGGCGAATGGGCTGGTCGGCATCGCCGCCAGGCCCATCTGCTGCCAGAACGGCTTGTTCCACAGCGAGGCAAAGATGGTGATCGGCAGCTGGCCGCCCGCGGCCGCACCCTTGGCCGCGTCCAGCAGGCCGTCCGGGTCCTCCAGGGTGCCGATGACCGCCTGGGCAAAGCCCCAGGATGCGGTGTGGAAGGACGTGGCGGGCAGCAGGATGGCGGACCACGGAATGCGGAACAGCGGATAGCGCGACCCGGTGTTGTCGGTGGCCGCGTTGGCGACGGTGCCCTGGATGGTGCGGGTGACGCCCAGAAGCGACGAGCTGTTCGGCGCGGTGTAGCCGTTCACGCCGGTAGCGCCGTAGATGTTCGAGTTGACGGTGACGATGGCCATGGGCCTTCTCCGAAGCTGATGATGGGGGGGCCGGGCGCGACTGGCGGCGCCCGGGATCAGGTCAGGGCGGCGGTCAGCCCAGGTCGCACTCGATCTCGACCACGCCCTTCTCGTCGGCGCGGCGGCAGTCCATGTTGGCCTCGGCCCACATGTAGAGCGCGTCCATCTTCGAGGTGTCGGCGGTGGTCTTGAACTGCACGTCCTGCCACACGCCCAGCATCATCGTCGACTTGAGGTAGACCGGCACACGCTGGGTCGGGCGGGTGGCCAGGACCTTGGTGGGCAGGTTCTGGTATTCCACGATCCAGTGGTTCCAGACTTTCATCAGCTTGCCGTCGCTGCTGAACTGCGGCCCGGCTTCCTTGCGATAGTCCTGCGACAGCAGCAGCGGATCGTTCGACAGGTCGTCGATCTGCTCGGCCGTGAGGATGCAGTAGGGCTCTTCGATGTCGAAGTTGTGGCCGTTTAACGCGAACTTCTTCCGGCTGGCCCGGAACTTGGCCAGGTTCATGCCGACCGCGCCGGTGCCGCCGCCGTCCTGCACGTTGACCGCGATCACCTGGCTGGCCGGGAAGGCGATGGCCGTGGATCCCAGCGCGCCCTCGTAGGCATCGCCGAAGACACCGGCCACGATCACATCCTCGTCGATGAACCGCTGCACGGCGTTGGTCTTCGACTGCATCAGGGGCGACTGGTAGTTGGTCATGCCCTGGAACACGTCGTTCCGGTCGATGAATTCGCCGTCGGTAAAGGTCGGCTGGTATTTGACCCAGCGCAGGCGCCGGTTCGTCGGCGTGTCGATGTTCGCGGGCGCGCGGCCCTCGACACGCTGCGCCTTGGTCTTGTCGTAGTAGGTGAACTGGGCGTGCTGCTCGCCCATGCAGGTCATTTCGCTGACGGTGGCGCGCAGCTTGGACCCGTAGTTGTCGATGGCCAGACGGGCGGCATCGCCAAAGAGGACCCGGTGGGTCTGCGTGAATTTTTCGGCATAGCTCATGGGCTACTCCTGTCGAACAGTTGCGGTTGAGGCAGTTGTTCGCAGGACCCCCCGGCACGTCTGGCGGCCGGACCCGAGCTGGCGACCCGCGGCCCCGAGGGGCGGCAGCACTCGCGTCAGTGGAGGGACTTACCCCTCAGGTAGCGGACCCCGGTTTTTCGAGACCCCCCGCTTTCACGTCCACGGTTGCCAGTGGACTTTTCGAAAGTCAAGCCCCATATGTGGGGCCTTGGTGCCCGAACCATGCAAGGGACAGTGGCACCCCGGCGCGCGCGAGACCCACCCCGGCCCCGCGCGCGCCACCTGCTTCAGGTCTTGCCACCGTGCTGCAGGATGATCCGGTTCAGGCCCTCCAGCTCCTTCTGCAGCTCGGCCGTCTTGCGGGTATCGCCGCGGGCGCGGGCAAAGTCGCCGGTGTGCTTTTCCATCATCGCCTCCTTGCGCTGCTGCGCCTGGGCCAGCTGCAGGGTGGGCGCGCCAACACCGCGCGGGATGGCCAGCGTGTCCTCGCCCATCTTGCCCGCGATGTGGTGCATGAACTTGATGACGGCGGCGGACCCCATGCCCTTTTCCATCGCCTGCACCACCAGCGTGCGCTGGTCGGGCTCCAGCTTCAATTCGGCCGCCATCACGTCGAAGGCACGCTTGGCCCTGGCGACGTTTTCGGCATACTGCGGCCCCCAGTCGGCCTGCAGCGACTTGGTCAGCGCCTCGTCGGCGAGTGCGGCGCTCGCGGCCAGCTTGGTCAGCGCGGCGGTGTTGGTCTTTGCAAGGAAATCGACACCCAGCTGCACCACGGCAGGCGGCAGGCCCTCGGCATGGGCGGTTTGCTTCCACTCGGTCAGCATGTCTTGGTCGATCTGCAGCTCCGGCGGCAGGTTTTCGGGCAGCTTGACCTGGTAGCCGTCCGGGCTGTCGGGAATGCCCAGCACCTTGGCATTGGCCTTCATCCATTGGGTGACGGGCTGGTCCTTGCCCGGCGCGTCGATCAGGCTGCCGGGCGGCTTGCCCAGCTTGGCGGCGGCGGTCATTTCGCCCTGCAGCGCGCGTTCCAGCGCCTCGGCCTCGGTGCCGACGTGATAGCCTGCCTTCACCAGATGCTGCTGCACCGCCGGGTTGGACCAGGTGCGGGTTTCATACCACGGCTTTTCGGCGCCGGGCGCAGGCGCCGGTGCAGGGTCACCGGCGGGCGCTGGCGCCGGGGCAGGGCTGCCGCCACCGCCGCCGTCGGCGTTGCGCCGGATGCGGGCGGCCGGGTCAGTCCCGGTCGTCGTAAAGGGCATCGGAATGGTCATCGCGGTTCTCCTGTCGGATAAGGGTCAGCTCGTCGTTGGTGATCTCGGCCCGCGCCAGCAGCACCAGCACAAGGCTGCGGCGGGCGGCGCGGGCCACCAGCTCGCGGTCATCGACCATGCGGCCGGTGGCAGGGTCGATGTCGGTTTCGAACACGTGGCCGAGCGTGCAGAGGTCGGCGATCACGCCGGGCCTGGCGCGCAGGTCGCGCCAGCCCTGGATCACCTCGTCGCGGCGCGACGGGCCGAACAGCAGCTGCAGCGCCGCCACCACGCGCAGGCGCAGCGGGCGGGTCATGCGGCCGGGCCTTCCAGCATCGCTGCGGCCCCGGCGGCATCCTTGGCGGCGGCGGCACCTGCCTGCGCCATCGCCATGGCCTGTGCGGCCTGCGCGGCCTGGGCGCGCGCCTGCCGCAGGGCGGCGATTTCCTCGGGGCTGGACAGCACATCGGCCGGGGCGCCGACGGTTTCGGAAATGCGGCCCATGGTGCGGTCGAGGTTGACGGTATCCCAGACCTCGGCCGCGCGCTGCGGGTCGGGCTGCGCGGCCGCGGTTTCGGCCACCGTCCGCAGCAGGCGGATGGTCGCCATCCCCTCCTGCGACCGCTGCGCCAGCGCGGCGACACTGGTGAACCGGATGTCCAGCGGCTGGCCGCGCAGCTCCGGCGGTGCCGGGGGCAACTGGCCCGCGCGCATCAGCAGGCCGATCCGGCGTTCGACCATCAGCGCCAGACCTTCGGACTGCATGCGGCCCAGATAGGGCGCCTGCAGGCGCAGCCGTTCCTCCTGTCGCTCGATCACCTCCAGATTGCCCAGGCCGGTGCGGCCGACAAGTGTCAGCAGCTGCGCGTGCCAGCCGTTCTCGACCTCCTCGCGGGCGGCCTGTGCCATGTCCTGCGTCACCGGCAGGCCGTTGAAGGTGAAGATCGGCTGCACCAGCTTCTGCCCGGTGTGGCTGATCGCGCCGTGCAGGAAGGCTCCGGGCGACAGTGTGGCGCCTTCGCGCAACGCGCGCGGGCCGGTGGTGCCGATCGGCGGCTGCACGGCCAGGGCGCCTGCGCGCAGGTTGTCGCGCGTCATCGCCTGCAGCTTGCGGCCCGAGGCAAGGTTCTGGTAGCCCAGCCCGCGGCCCCAGGGGTTGGCGCCGTCGACGTCCCAGCGGGTGACGGCAAAGGGCTGTTCGGCCATGCCGCCCTGCCGCACCACGGCCTGGCCTTCCTCGCAGACATGGGTGCTGATCCAGGGCATCCCGGCCGCGCCGAAAGCGCCCGGGGTCAGCGCGTCATTCAGCTGGATCGCTTGCACGAACCGGATGCGCGTGGCATCGCCCGCGCCGCCGCTGCCGGTCGCGGCGGTGACCTTGGCCTGCACGCGGGGCGGCAGGTTTTCCATGCCGTAGAACCGCGCCGCGGCAACCGGGGTCAGCCACCGCTCGCACAGGAATTCGTCGACAAACCCGTCGGCCCCCTGCGCCATGACGAAATCGGCCGGGCTCACGCAGGTGTCGACGATCCGGCGGCGCCCGCCCGGGGCGGCAAGGTCGCTGACGATCGCGCCGGTGCCCAGGACGGCGGTGTCGGCGGTCCAGGTCACGGCGCTGTCGTAGAAATTCGCGACCGAGGCGTTGAACGACAACAGCGCCCGTCGCGACACGGTGGCCAGCCAGGCCTTGCTGCTGTGCCATTCGGCCAGGTCGCGGTCGTAGGTGGTCAGCTCCAGCCAGTCGTTCGCCTGGTTGCAGATGGTGGAATACAGGCTTGCCGTCATGTTCCCGGCGGCGATCAGGGTGTTGCTGTTGAACAGCTCGTGCAGGTTCCAGTCGCCCTTGCGGTCGCCACCGGCGGTAAACCCCTGCCGCTGCGGGCGATACAGGCGGGCGACAGCTTCCAGTTCGGCCGCGCGGTGGCTGCGGTCGCCTTTCAGCTCGTCGAACCGCGCCAGGATGGCGCGGGCGAGCGGCGAGCCCTCCACGCCCAGGCTGCGGGCCGGGCCAGTGCGGGCGGCGGGGGTGGCGGGCGGGGCGGGGGCCATGGCGTTCATCGCGGTCACTGCCCGCTGCCGGTCAGACCCAGCGGGGTCGTCAGGATGTCGGCGGCCGCGCCCGCGCGGCTGCGCCGGAGCAGCCGCTCGAACTCGCCCTCGCGGCGCACCGCGTCAGAGGTGGGGGCCGCCAGCCGCTGCACGGCCGGGGTCTGCATTCTGGGGGAACCGCACATCGGTCAGGTCCTTTCGGGTTGGGGTTGGTCGGTCAGGGGGTCGGTTTCGGGGTCGGGCCACAGATCTTCCGCCAGCCAGACAAAGGCGGTGAAATCCTCGCCATTGCGGCCCAGCCGGGGGCGCGGCTCGCGGCGGGTGGCGCCGCAGGCGGTCAGGAACCGGGTGGCCCAGTGGTGCGCGTCCAGCGCCAGCGCCTCGCCGCGGTGCAGCCGAAAGGCGCCGCGCAGGAACGGCAGGACACGGGTCCGCACCCGGGCGGCAATGGCGGCAGCATGGCGCGTGGTCAGGGCGGGGGTGCCGATCATGTGCGCCTGCGCGCAGCCGGGCGACGTCGCCACCGCGCCGAACAGGGCCACCGGCTGCATCGACGTGGCGGGCCGGGCCAGTTCAAGCCACAGGTGGCGCCCGTCGATCGCCGCCATGTCGCGATACAGCGCAAAGGGGTCGTCGTCGGGCCGCAGGGCAAAGATTTCGGCGGCGTCGATCGCCCGCATCTGCCGCACCACGTGCAGCACGCCCAGGTCGTCCCAGGGCTCGAACACCAGATCGGCGGCGCGGATGGCGGCGGCGGGGCCCATGGCGTCACATCCCGTCGAACGGGTTGAACCCGGCATAACTGTCGGCGGCGGCCAGGCCGTGCGGGTCGGGTTCGTGCCGGTCACGCGCCACGCGCTCCTGCACGTCCTCGGCCAGCGCGGCGGTCAGCGGGCGGCCGTCGGGCAGGCTTTCGGCCAGCATCATGTAGCCGCCCGCGTCGATGGCATCGGCGGCGCGCACGCCGCGCTTTTTCGGGATGCGGCCGCGGTTCTCGGCCTTGTCGGCCTCCTGCGACCAGACATAGTCGTTTTCCAGCCCGCGCAGGATGAAGGTGCAGGACGGGTCGATCAGCAGGCCGGGATCGCCGAAATGGTCCCAGTCCATCGCCGCCCGCCAGACTGCAAGCCGCGGCTCGATCCGGTTGCCGCCCAGACGCTGCGGCTCGATCCGCAGCCGCGCGGCGGCCGCGACCGTGGTCATCCAGGTGACGTCCTCCAGGCTCTCGTTCTGGGTGCCCGCCATGTCGCAGAAAGCCGGGTTATAGACCGGGTGGCCGGGAAACCGCGTGTCCAATAGCTCGCGCAACGCGCGGCCGAACTCGGGGGCAAAGGACCCTTCCTTGAACACCAGCTCGGCCAGGATGCGCCACTGGAACGGCGCCAGGAACTGCCCGATCACGGCCGCGCCGAAATAGCCCTGGTCCAGCCCGATCCGCAGCGGCACCCCCGGCACCGGGCGCAGCGGCACCGGCGACCGGTGCCGGTTGCGCCGGTAGTGCTTCAGGAACACCGGCTCGCCGATGCGCACAAATCCGATCCGGTTGTAGACCAGCCGCTCGACGTCGTTGCCGCGGCCCTCGGCCCGCATCGAGGCGATGGCGCGGGGGTAATACTTGGGCGACAGGTTCTGCAGGTTCTCGACGCCCGGCTCGTCGAAGCCGGGCTGCCGGAAGAACCGGATGGCGATCTGTTCCTCGGCCAGCGCCGCGCGCACCTCGCGCGCCTCGGCATCCTTCTCGCTCGCCTGGCCCTCCAGCACACGGACGGTCCAGTTGTCCTCGTCCGGCGCGTTGTAGCTGCACGACACCTGGCCATAGGACCGCAGCTCCGGCGGCAGGTGGGCGAAGTGGTCCTTGGACGGATAGCGGTCGATCCGGGTGATGCCCTTGGTGAACACCGCCACCGGGTTCGTGTCGGCTTCCTCCAGCGCCATGTCGGTGAACTGGGCGCCGCGGATGTTCGCGTCGATCTCCGCCGGGCTCTCGCCGAAGGCCAGAAATTCGGCGATGAACTCGATCGGGCCGTGCCGGTCCTCGAACCGGATGGTGTGGGTCACCGGCTCGCCCCGGCCGCCCGCCCATTTGCCCATTCCCTTGGGCATGACCTCCCACCAGCTGGGGATCGTGGTCGACCACAGCTGCCGGTAGGTGGCGCGCACGATGCCGACCTTGTAGCGGCGCAGGTTGTCGATGCAGGACCGCGGCATCATCTGCGCCCGCCGGATGCGCGATCGCAGGTGCGCCGTGGTCTTGCCAGACCCGACCGGACCGCGTATCCCTGTCACGTCGTCGTCGCAGCGAAAGAACGCGTCGGCGACAGGGCCGGGGGGCTTCCACAGGTTGACATGCGGGAATTCCCGCGCCTCTTCCACCCCGGCCTTGGCCATGCCGGGCGCGGCCGCGCCGTCCAGCGCGCGCCAGTCGTCCTCGGTGGCGTCCCGCAGCCTGAACAGGTCAACCATGGCCTGACCCCCCCACCCCCGCCGGGCCGGTCTCCAGTCGCGCCCCGGACCCTTTCCGGCGATGGCCGGTCGCCCAGGCCATGAGGCTTGTCGCAGACAGGGGGATGCAGAGACGGGCGGGGCGGTGCCCCCCCGGGGTCGCGGGCGGGGCAGGGCGCGCGCGCGAGGCATGGGGGGGGGTGGTCGCGCCCGCGCGGCCCGGCGCGGGCGGGCAGGCCTTGCCCCGCACCGGGCCGACCGGTTGCGCCGACCTCTCGCCTGCGAGCGGATGATTTTCGATCATCCGGGCGTCGCTTGATTTAGCATGCGATTTCAACGGCTTGTCCCTTCCGTCCGCGCGGCGGCGTCCGCATCCGCATCCGCCTCTCTGGTAACCTCTTGATCCGTCACGGTTTTCATGGTTGCGCCATAGCGCACGTCCAGCGGCGCAAAGGCATCGGCGCCACCCTCGACCGACAGCCCGACCGCACCGCCCGGACCGGCCATCAGGATCGCGACCGGCGCCTGCAGATGGACGTCCGGCGTCACCTTGGCCCGGGCATAGGGCAACAGCGCCTCGGCCGCCCGGACCATCGCGGTGAACACCACCTGGAAGGTCTGCATCCGCTGCGGCAGGGTCGCGGTGGCCGGGGTGCCCTTGACCGCCGTCGCTCCTGCCTCGGCCCAGGCCAGCACCTGCTCGGTGCGCTGCATCGCCGCAATGAACACGTCCTCGTCCGAGGCAAGCCCCGCGATCTCGGCCAGCCGGTCTTCCGGCAGCCGCAGCCCGCGCGCCGCCAGCCAGTCGTTCAGCATCACCGTAGCCTTGCCCCGCCCGCGCGGCGCCCGCGCCACCGCCGCGCCGTCCTCGGGTACCGCGACCTGCGCCGGGTCGGCGAACAGCGCCAGCTGCTCGCCCGCATCCCGCGCCGCCCGGATGCGGTCCGCCGCATTCCGCGCCAGGGCGTCGAACTGCGAGTTCGGTTTGACCACCGTCAAATCCCCCTCAAAAGCGATTTCAAGGGGTTAGACCGGATCAGGGCAGACCTGCCCGCTACCAGTAGCGGCGATGGTAGCGGCGACGGTAGCGGGCGACCCTCTCTTTTCTCTTTTCTTTTCAGTAAGATAGAAGAAAGAGCTACCATGCTACCATGAAACCGGAACATATCATGCATGCGCAGGCGCGCAGGCGCGCGCACATGTGGGGATGTTGCAGGATCGTGGTAGCATGGTAGCGGCGGGGGCCAAGTCCCTGACCCGCAAGGCAGAATGCCGCTACCATGACCGCTACCACGGGGGGCGCGGATGGTAGCATGGTAGCGGATGGCCCGCGTCTCTATTGCCGGAATACACCGGTCGGGGCCAAAAGGCGAGCGGGTTGCGCGGTGCGCCGGGCGGGTCGGGGCCATGATTACGCGTAGCCCTCCGGGTCGTAGGCCTGCGTTGCAGCGGCCATGGGGGCGGGCTCGGCCGGGCTTTCGTCGTCGAACGCCAGCAGCCCCGGGATGGCGGTGAAGGGCACCGCGGTGACCTTGGACTGGTTGCCGTCGAACCGCAGCGGCACGCGCGGCGAGGTCGCGCCGGGCAGGCGCTTGAGCGACTGCGACCAGGCGCCGCCCTGCCACTGCGAGCCGTCGAACAGCTTGCGCAGCCCTGAAAACTCGCTCTTGGTGGCCACCAGCAGGACCGGCACGGGCTGCGAGGCCTCGACGCGCAACCCGAAGGCGGCCAGGAACTGGTTGGCCTTCTTGCCCTGCTCCTCGCGGCGCTGGTCGGGGCTGCTGGCCAGCGTGTCGCTGCCGAACAGCCGGTCCCCGGCACCCGGGCGGCGGCCGGCGGCCTTGATCCAGACGCCCAGGGTGAACTGCTGGCCGCGCCGCATCGGGTCGATCACCTGCGACAGCAGGTGCGTGACCACGTCCTCGCTGTCCGACCCGATGTCGGCGATTTCGTCCCGCACGGCCGTCGCGATGCGCGCGGCCCAGCCGGTCAGGACCTCGGCCGCGGGCAGGTCGGCACCGATCGCCATGTCGGCCATGGCGAGGATCGTGGCCCAGTTGTCGCCGTTGCGCTGGTCGATGCGATGCTCGGCCAGCGCTTCGCGCCACAGCTCCAGCCGCTGGCCCCAGCTGGGCCAGCGGTCGATCAGCAGGCGTTTCAGGACCGCGCCGCGCTTGCGCCAGACCTCGGCCCGCAGCGGCGGCGGTTTGGGGCTGCCCTCGGGGAAAGCCTCCAGGTCCAGCACCGCGATGCGGCTGCGGTCCTGCGGTTTCAGCACGCCCGGCACCAGGATCGAGGAGGCGAGAAAGGTCGAGCGGATGATCGTCTCGTGCGTGCGCTGGTCGGGGTTTGACCGGATGCGGCGGCCGCCGCTCGATGCCTGGCGCAGCAGCTCGACGATCGCCTGCTCCTTGGCGCTCGAACCAGGGCCGGGCTCCAGCTCGTCCAGCGCGACGGGAATGGTCGACAGCTTCAGGAAGTTGCTGATCGCCGCGGCGGTGGCGTTCTCGGACTTCAGCAGGCCCCGGTCGCCGCCCATCACCATGTGGATCAGGCTCTGCAGGCGGCTCTTGCCGGTCGTTCGCTGGCCGGTGATCCAGAACTGCGGCCGCCAGTCGAGCGCGCCGCCCAGCATCAGGCAGCCAAGCGCGCCCAGCATGATGTGGGCATCGGTGTCGCCGCGGCGCCAGCGCCAGCCTGCGAGCTCCTCCTGCAGCGGCGGGACGGGGTCGGTGGCCTCGGCCGAGGGCGCGGGTGGCGGGATCGGCGGGTGGGCGGGATAGATCACGCGGCCCTGCGGCCCCGGCGGCAGGGCGCGGCCCTGGGTCAGCACTACATCGCCGCAATGGTAGACCAGGTGCCCGTCCTCGTCGGTCCAGGCACCGGGGCCGCGGACCGCGCCGTCGGGGTCGAACAGGCCCTTTTCGGCGCAGGCCTGGATCATGGCCTGAGCGGCGTGGTCGGCGTCGAAGCGGCCTTCGCGGCGCATCCGCGACCCGTCGCGCTTTGGCGGGCCCCACTGCGGAAAATGCCAGCACAGCGCTGCCAGGCGGTTGCCGAAGACGTGCATGATGGTCTGCTTTTCGTGCTTCTGCACGGCGCGGACCTGGCCGAGAGCGTCGAGGTAGTAGCTGAACCCGCCGGACACGCCCAGGGGCCGGACCGGGCAGCCGTCCCAGATTTCCCCGCGCGGCCGGTCGGGGCGGCGCGGGGACCGGCGGTCGTTGCCGGGGTCGATGTCGATGTCGTCGTCGGTGTCTCCGTCGCGGCCGCTGTTTGGGTTGGGTCCGGGGTCGGCGGGATCGTCCGCCGCGGCCGCTGCGGGTCGGGCCACGACCGGCGGATCGGCGAGGCGCGCGCGCAGCCGCGTCACGCTGGCGCCCGTGGGCACCGGGTCGGGCAGGTCGTCGGGGGTCGGGTCAGCCATGAAAAAAAATCCCGGCGGATGCGTTTTCCGGCTGGACTATAGGACCAATGGTCCTATTATCTGTCATGTGGCAAGGGCAATGGTGCCCGGCCCACCAGGAGAAACCGCCATGTTCCGTCCCGCCTTCAACACCTTCCGCACCGCTTCCGCCGCCAAGGCCCGCCCGGGCGAGGCGCTGTCTGACGACCAGCTGCGCCGCGTGGCGCCGTCGATCTTCGCGACCGAGGCGCACGAAAGCCGCTCGGCCCGCTTCGCGCCGGTGCCGACCGTCACAGTTCTGGACGGCCTGCGCCGGGAAGGCTTTGAGCCGGTGTTCGCCGCGCAGTCCGGCACGCACGACGACAGCCGCCGCGACTTCACCAAGCACATGCTGCGCCTGCGGCACCGCGGCGAGGGCAGGGCTATGAAAGTCGGCGACAGCGTCTTTGAAATCGTCCTGGTGAACGCCAACGACGGCAGCGCCGCTTACCAGATGCTGCCCGGCGTCTTCCGGCTGGTTTGCCTGAACGGCCTGATGGTCGGGAATGCCTATGACGAGGTTAAGGTCCGCCACAGCGGCAACGCGGTTCACGACGTGATCGAGGGCGCGTTCCGGGTCCTGTCCGAGGCGCCGCGGGTCGCCGGTCAGGTCGAGGCCTTCCGCGGCATCACCCTCAACCGCGACGAGCGGGAAGCCTTCGCCGAAGCCGCGCATGCGCTGCGGTTTGAAGGCGAAACCCCGATCCGGGCGGCGCAGCTGCTGCAGCCCCGGCGCCGCGACGACGTCGGCGCCGACCTCTGGACAACGTTCAACGTCGCGCAGGAAAACATCATTCGCGGCGGGCTGTCTGCCATGGGCCGCAACGCGGCTGGCCAGCGCCGCCGCACCACGTCGCGCGAGGTTCAGGGCATTGACCAGAACCGGGCGCTGAACCGGGCGCTTTGGACCCTGTCGGAGCGTATGGCGCAGCTCAAGGCGGCCGCCTGACGCATCGGTGCGGGGCGGCACCGCCGCCCCCATCCCATGCGCCAAGTCCGGCCGCAGCAGAGGGGAGACAGACCGATGACCGACATGACCTTTGACGACACCGCCGCCGAAGCCGCTCCGACGCCGTTTGCCACGGGCTTTGCCCCCTGCGGCCGCATCGTCAACGTGGAACCCGCAGCCCGCGGCCGAGTTCTGGTGACAACGGAAGTGACGCTGTCCGGGGGCGAACCGTTCGGTCTCGGCATGCGGCATCCGGTCATCCTGGTGCAGCGCGTGCTGAACCCGTTCGATGCCCTGCGGTTCCGGCCGGAACCCGGCGACCGCATCGGCTTTCGCGAGGATGGCACCCCAGTCGCCGACGGGCGCCAGCCCATCCCGCTTGACCGCGCGACGCGCGCGGGGGTCTTTGCCCTGCTGCGGCAGCCCGTGGCGGTCGGCGCTTGAAACTGGGGCCGGGGCCAGCGACACTGGCTCCGGCACCGCAACCGGGGAGGCGCGCCCATGTCCGACATCGACACGCCGGAGGGCTTCAAGGCCGCCCGTGAGCGGTTGGGGCTGACACAGTCCGACCTGGCGCGCATCCTCGGTCTCGGCACCGACGGCGGCCGCACCGTCCGCCGGTGGGAAGCCCCGGAAGACACGTCCAACAGCCGACCGCCGCATCCCGCGGCCGTCGCCGCCATGCGCTGGATGCTGGACGGGTTCCGCCCGCCCGGGTGGCCGGATCAAGCTCACGACGCCACCCCGCGATAGAGGCAGCGCCAGCCCACGACGGCGCCGGGGACGGCTTCCTGCATCTGCAAGGCGAGACCGCGGCCTGCCAGTTCGCAGACGTCCTGGCGGGCCATGTGCCCGGCCTCGAACGGCACGGGCTCCGGCGGGACGCCGGGGCCGGACAGCAGGAACAGGATCAGGACCCAGTCCATCAGGCGGTCATGGGGCATCGACCGCGGCGGCGCGCGACCAGACGACCATGTTGGAACATTGCAGCAGGTCGCCGACGGCCACGGGGCCGAGCCGTCCGGGCCGGTTGGAAATGTCGAACCGGTTCAGGACACGTCTGACGGTTGCGCCCCCCCCGCAGCGGCTGCAGGTCGACCTTGACGCCGCCGCCGGGCCGGGAAAACACGGCCGTGACACGCGACGGCGGCAGGTAGGCGGGGTCGCAGGGGGGCGCGCGGTCGATTGACCATGACTCCTCGATGTCGGCCTGTTGGGGCTGTCTCGGTCGGTTCCGCATCACGCCGCACCCTCCATCCTGATCGCCCGCCGCAGCTCGTCGTTGAGGTCGAAGCCCTTCTTCTCCGGCGCCTCGGGCTTGTGCACGCGCACCACGCGGCCCGCGGCGGTGTGGGCGGCGACGGCGCGGGCAAAGGCGGCCTTGGCGGCGGCGCTTTCGTCGTGGTCCTGGATCAGCACCACCTCGGCGACGTTGGCGGGCAGGACCACGTCGGCCATGTTGCCAAGCGTGGCGGCGGCGATGACGCGCGCCTCGGGGTGCAGCATGACGGCCGACAGCGCGGTTTCGATGCCCTCGGCGATGTAAAGCCTTGTGCCGGGCGGGCACTCGGCCAGGCGCGCGGCCTTTCCGCCACGTGGGCCGGTGCCGGTCCAGAGGTTGATCGTGGCGCCCTTGGGGTCGCCCCATTCCTTTTTCGGCTTACGGACCGGGGCCTTGTCCCAGCGGCCGCTGTCGTCCAGCGCGAGCCAGGTGCGGTGCACCGCCACGATCTGCCCGCCGCGGACCATGGCGGTGACCATCGCGGGGAATTTCCAGCGCAGCTCGGTCACCTCGCCGGTCTCGGGGTCAACCCGGTCCTCGCCGTAGCGCAGTTCCGGGTGGTAGCGCAGGCAGGCGGGCTGGCGGCCGAAAGCGGCAAGGTCGATGCCGCGGCCGCGCAGGTAATGTTCGACGGGCGTGCCGCGGATCTCGGGGCGGCAGGCCAGCCACAGGCCCGCGGCCTTGCGGCGCCTGCGGTCCAGTTCGGCGCGGCGGTCGGCCTCCTGCCTGCGGCGGCGCTGCCTGGCCTCCTGCGCCCGCTTTTCGCGGTCGGCCTTGGACTGCGGCGTCTCGGCCTCCAGCCCGGCGATGCGGCGCGCCTCGGCGAACCGGTCGCGGGGCGACAGGTTCAGCGCCAGGCCGACCAGGTCGATGATGTCGCCGTGGTCGCCGGTGGCAAAGTCGTGCCAGCGCCCCGCATTGTCGCCCGACAGTTCGACGAAGAACGATCCGACCCGGGTGTCTGCCCGGCCGGGGTTCAGCGTCCAGTAGCGGCCGGTGGCGGCGTCGATCCACCAGTTGCCCGCCTGCGGCGCAAGGCGGAAGGCGAGGTCGGGCATCAGGCCCTGCAGCGCCTGGCGGATGGTTTCGGTGCTGACCAGGTGGGCCATGGCATCAGGCCTGCGCCGCCGCGGGAGACGACATCCATGACAAATCCGGGGCGCAGAGGTCGGCCAGTGCATCCCGCACCGCCGCGCGCGGCCAGCGGCGGGTCGGGGTGTCGCGGTCGAGCCCGGTCAGCAGGTCGAAACGCCGCGAAACGACATCGGGCGACAGGCGCAGGTCGGCGCCGATCTCGTGCACCTTCCAGCCGTCGCAGGCCAGCCGCATCAGCTCGGCGTCGACCTCGACGGTCCAGGGCCGCGGGCGCGGGATGGCCATCAGATGCAGGGTCAGATCGTCGGTGACGCGATCGCCGGAAAGGGTCGCCGCCGCGGCGGCAGGTTCGGGCATAAGGGGGGCCACGTCCCCGCCTGTGCCGACGGTCACAGGCGGGGCAGGCTCGACCGCCGCCGGGCAAGCTGCGGCGGCGGGAGGGGGTGCGGGCGGCGCATCATCTGCACCGCCCGCGGCCGGGGGCGGGGTGTCGGTCCCCTGCGGGCCGGTCTGTGCCGGGTCCTCCGCCACCGGTGTGGGGGTGGCCGGTGTTGGTCTGGCGATCCGCCGATCGAGCTTGATTGCCCGCTGGCGGCGGGCGCCTTCGGTGCGGCGAAGGGCGGTCGCGGCCGCACCGAAGGCCTGCCGCTGGCTTCTGCCGCAGGCTAGGTGGCTGGCGACGATTTCGCACAGCGTTGCGTCCTCGGCCTGCGTCCAGGCATTGGCGTGCGAATCGAAGGCGGAGATCGGCTTGCCCGCGGGGACTGCTTTGGCGGCGATGGTGGCCACGGCAGGCGCCGCCTGGGGAGACAGCGGGAGGAAGGGTTCGCCTGCCGTGGCCGACCCGCCGCCGCCCGGGAGGAGGGTGGGCGGCGGCGGGGGGTCGGGTTCGAAACCGGGGACCGGCGCCACGCCGCGGAAACCGGTCAGGTCCGGCGCGGGCACCGCGGTGATCGGCGCCACCGCCTCGGGCAGGGTCAGCGCCAGCCGCAGCACCGCCTCGCGGCCCGGGGTCAGGTCGGCGACGGCGGGCAGGCCGCCGAACTGCAGCGCCGACATGGCGTCGACGATGGCGGCCAGACCGTTCGACAGGACGGTCAGGTCGTCAAAGCTCATGGCATCCCAGCGGGCGGTCATGCGGCAGCCTCGGGGGCAGGGGTCGGCAGGGGGTGGAGCGCGTCACGCGCGGCGGCCATCCGCCAGAAGAAGAACCGGCCGAGCGCTTCCTGTGCGGCGAACCGGGCTCCGGCATGTTCGGGCCCGGCGCGGCGGTCGCGGCAGGCCAGCAGCGCCTTGGCCGCGACCAGCACGTCATGCACCTGCAGCGCGGCCGGGGCATTGGCGGCATGCGGCAGGTGTTCGGACAGCAGGTCGAGCGACAGGCGGGTATCGGCGTCCTCGAACAGGCCGGTCACGGCATGGGCCAGCGCGTTGACGCAGAGGCCCTGGTGCGGGGTGATGCGCGGCGCGTCAGCCATGGATGTCGCTCCGGTGCAGGTCGGCGGGGGTGGGCCAGTGCGCCGGGTCGGGCGCGGGCGGCGGCGCGGGCGGGCCGGGGGCGTCCAGCGCTGCCTGAAGCGTCAGCCCGATCGCGGCCAGCTCCGCCGGATCGCGGCGGTGCAGCTCGTAGCCGGTGGCAAAGGCGATGATCGCGGCGCGCAGCGGGTCGTGGCGGGCCAGGAGTTCCTCGGCCTTGGTCCGCATGTCGTCCACCGCATGCGCGGTCAGCTGGCCGGTCCGCGCCGACAGCGCCACCGCCAGCGCGGCCGACATGGCCGGAACGCGGGATGCGGCGGCGGGGCTCATGCGGCCTCCGCCGGGCGGGTCTGGACGGAAGGGGCGGCGGCGCAGTCACCGCCGCCGCCTTCCCCGGCCTCCGTGGCGCCTCCTGCGGTCGCCGGGTCGGCCGGTTCCGGGGACAGATCCCCGGATGGGGTTGCGGCCGCGCGGGCCGCCAGGATCGCGGCGATCTCGGCGTCGGCCGCGCCGAACAGCAGGTGTTCGGCGGTCAGGCCCAGGCCGCGGGCGGCGGAATGGGCAAGGAGGGCGCGCATCAGTCGCGCGGACGGCAGGTCGCCGCCGTTCCGCCCGCTGGCCCGACGCCGCCAGAGGTAGGCGGCCTTGGGTCCAAGCCCTACCAGGGGACCAAGCACGGCGGGAGGGCCGATCAGGCTCTCGCATACTTCAGATGGTGTGAGGTGCTTACCCATGACGCTGGACGTTGTGCGGCGACTTCGCGAGACGGTCAACTGAAAAAGAGAGGAAAACCGACGTTATTTTCAGTCACGCGGTGCTTACTTCTGACTGCGTGGACGACAAGTGGTTCAAGCAGCAACAGAAACGGGTCGGCGTTACGGCCGAAGACATCGCCGCGCGGCTTGGCCGCTCGCGGTCGAACGTCTCCCACATCCTGAACGGCAAGCAGCGCATGTCGCTGGAGTGGGCGAAGGCATTTGCCGACGTGCTGCAGGTGCCGATCGCCACCGTGCTGGAGAAGTCCGGCGCGGCCAACAGCGAGACGGCGCAGCGGGTGTCGCCCGGTTTCGCCGAGGCCGAGGCCGCCCCGTGGTCCGGTCAGGGCGCCGAACACGACCGGAACCGTCGCATTGCCGAGATGATGGGCGCCAGGTCCGGCGTTGATCTCTGGTCGGTCCGGGGTAACGGCATGCTGCTTGGCGGCTACCGGTCGGGCGACTTCATCCTGGTGGATACCCACGCGTCCGAACGTGCACGGCGAGGCGATGACGTGATCGCACAGATTTACCGGCACGGCGGCGCGCGGACGGTCTTTCGTCGGTTTGAACCACCTGTCTTGTTGCCGCTGTCGCCGGACCCTGACGAGCTGACGGTCATGGTGGTCGACAACGACACCGTCGTCATCCGCGGCAAGGTGGTGGCAAGCTGGAGGGGGTGATG